CGGTTTTGAGCGAATGGGTCACAAGATAGGGTCTTGGAAGATACTTTTTGGCCAAATTGACGGCTTTTTCATACTCTCCCAGCGGCCTTTGGCGAAGCTTGCGGCTATAGAACCAAGCGTAGTAGAAGAGCATATCGTGATGGAGTCTTTGCAGCTCTTTGGCATACTGATATGTCACATAGCCTATACCGCTGAGGTCTTTAAGCAAAGGAGTGGTATCCATCAAGATTTTTGGCATGAAGTATCCATCGTTGTGGTGATTGTTTGGTTGTATTGTAGCATATTGGAAGATTTTTGGTGGAGGTGTGGGGAATCTATATATCTCGATTTATAGCGCTTTCCAATTTGGGGTCGATACTTTAGCCCCAAATACGACCCAAATCCACCAATTTGCTACTACACAACCAGATTTCTTTTTGTGCGTATTATATCACACCGTCAAATCCTCAAAAGGTTTAGCAAATCTAAACAATTTTAAGCTATATTTCAGTATAGTTAAGTTATACTAAACTTATAGAAACAAAAGGAGGAAGAGATGGAAAAAATCATCTGGGAAGTAAGTGGAGTAATTACAAATGATAACGAACTTATCGATCTTGGGAAAAACCCTCGTGGTGGTATCGCTATTGATAAAGACGGAAACGCCCTATACGCCATCAGCTACGATGGCGTGGTAAGAGTCGATGCCAAAAATATCGATATCGTCATTGAGCGTTCAGAAGATGGAAGAGAATTTCAATTGCCACTCGCTGAGTGGCTCGAAAACATAGAGGAGGTGTAAAATGTTGGTTGATTTCATTCCTGCATCGGAATTTGAAAACAAGTATATCGTTTCAAGCGAAGACACTGCATACGAGCCTTTCACCCACCACTTGTGGGGGCTCGCAGTACAGGAAGTGCACTACGAGCCTGTCAAAGCAGGTCACACAATTCTTCGGAGCGAGCTATATGCTCCTGGGGTTCATGAGGGCGAAGGGAATGTAGATGTTGTGGAGTGCTGGAGCTCCACAGGAAATTTTGCGGGAATAATGGCATCTAATTGTCTTTACAGGATCACAAAAGATGGCTACCTTGTTTCTACGGACAACCCAAGATTTTTCTTTAGGACAGAGGAAGAGCGGGAGGCTTTCTTGGGATCAGAGGAAAAAAGAGACCAATATTTTCAAGACCTATATTTTCAAAGGGAGCAAAAATGAAAATCTCAATAGACGCAAAGCACAGAGAAGAGATAGATGGCTACAAAGCCATCGAACTTATCGAAAAAGGCGACTACATAGTTGCCACAGGGCAATATATCGGGAGCTTCAAAGACCCCGAAGGCAATCTCGCCCACATCTACGGAGTCATAAGCTCAGATGACATTCCAGTATACGCAGCCTGCTATCACGGCGGAATGTACCCTGGCCACATTCCTACCGAAGAGGTAGAGAAAATGGCAAAAAACGGCGAGCTGTTCATATATGGAGGTGATGAGAATGAATGAAGATCGCCTCAAAGAACTCGAAAAAATCCTCGGTAAAAAGCCGAGGGCTGCTGATCTGGCGAGACACCTCGGCGTAACAAAAGGAGCTGTGAGTCAGTATGACCCAGAAAAGAAGGAACTTATGCTCCTTGGGTTGTGGGTGAAGAAATATCTCGAGGCTAAACCGCCTTCGCTCGGTTGAGCCAGCCGTCCTCAAAGCGGGCGAATTTCTCCTTAGCCCGCACCAGGCTTTCGTAATACTCCGCCTCCCCCGCATCAAAGACTATATCAAATAACTTGTCATTGTAGCCATTCAACGCCGCCAGTGTCCTTGGCCCCACAATTCCATCTGGCTTCACACCAACAATCTTTTGCGCCAGCTTGATAGCTCTATCTATTCCCGCATTCACGCCAAAAACGAAAATCTCCTCGGCGATTTTTTGGCTATTTACATCGTAGAGTTTCGCTCTATTCCAATATTCGCTTCGGTAGATCTTCTTGACCTCTTGCAAAGCGTTTGTGTTGTTGCACATCAAGATCGAGAGCCTCTTGAGCTGCTCTTCCGTCGGCTCGCCATCGATGTCCTCGATAAATTTGTAGTTGTCGAGGATCTCCCACAAAATGCTGTCTGGGTGGGCTTTTTGGTACACACCCATAAACGTATAGCCCTCTTCGCCCTCGTTTTTGTGCAGCGCATCCTCACAATTTGACCACTCCAGCCTCATGAGCGTCTCAAACGCCTTGTTGAAATCAGCCATTTTCTTCCTTCTTTGCGAATTTTTTGTTGTACTCTCTGATCTGCTTGTTCAAAAACTCGTTTGCCCTATTGCACTCTTTGAGCTGTTTTTCCAGCTCACGTATGCGATCTACGAGTTTTTTGAACTCCTCTGCACTCAATACAACTTTTTTACTCATCACGCACCTCGTAGTGCAAGATAAGAGGTTCTCGCTTCGTCTTGTTCGTCTCCCACGTCTGCAATTTTGGACAAGTCGGTCGCACGTACACGACCCGATCTTTGCATGTGCAAGCGCTAATGAATGACGATAGTATGAGCGCCGATAGAGAGATTGATATCTTTCTTGTCATATTGTGAGGCCTCCAGTCGTTGTAGTCGTTTTTTGATCGCTTTTTGCTTCTCCTCGAAGATCTCCTTCGCTCGCTGCTCCTTGAGGGTCGATAGCTTTTGGACGAGATCTCGCAATATCTCCTGCTTGCGCAGCAGCTCGGATCTTTGCTTTTCGAGCTCGCTTTTTTGACGCTCGATCGGCTGGTAGTGCCACACATAGAGAAACACCACGAGAGCTATTGCCAGCACGGCTCCAAACGTGAGCTTGAGATTGATGCGGGAAAACAAGAGGCTAATAAGTCGTATCATTGTCGCCCTCCCATCGCATCATAAAGCGGCGCACCTTATTGCCAAGAGCCGCCACAACGTCATACTCAGGAAGCTCTTTTTTGGTGCGGATGGAGTAGATATTGCCAACGATGCTGTAAAACTCCGATATGGCCAAGATATTCATCCCCATGTAGAGCACCATGTCGTAGTTTTGGGCGCCGATAATCTTTGCCAAGATGGCCATGGTGAAGGGGATAAGGATGAGCACAAACTTGGAGAATATCCCATACTTCATCTTGTTCGACGTGATACTATGCCCCAATCTGCGGGCCTTGATGAGCCCCGTGAGGTAGTCGATGAGCAGAAGCGAAGCGAAGAGCCCAAAAGCCTCCTTGTCCACGCCAAGATACGCCATGATCGAGCTATATGCCAGGGCCACCGAGAATGCCACAAATTTGAAAAAAGCGATGTGATCGTTCATCGAAGATTGGCCCCCACTTCGACTTTTTCTCCGATGTAGATCAGATCCTCGTACTTGACTATCTCCAGCCCTACCTCACGATACGGCAAACGTGTCCAAAGCAGATAGCCGGTCCTTGGGTCCATCCCCTCCAGTCTGTAGAGGTTTTTGGATTTGGCCACGATATACGCCCAATCGTACGGCCCTCGATCGTAGTGGATGAAGTAGCCCTCTATCGGCCAAATTTTCGATTTGAGCTTTGCTATGGTGGTGTTTTGATTGAGATCGGAATCGATATCGGCTCCAAAGAGGCTCTTGTACGCAAGTCCGATCGCAAGTACCGAAATACCGGCTATCTGGATGATTTTTCGCATCATATATCCTTTGTGTGGGTTTGGAATTCGTGGAGCTCTTTTTTGTAGCTTCGCTCGCAATGCCCATGGCCAAAGACGAGATCGATGAGCTTTTGGAAAATGCACGCCGCTTTGTTCGATCTGTATCTGCACAAGTAGTGCGTGTAGCTGGAAATCGTCCAATCCTCTTGCGCATATATTACGCTCCCGCCAAGCTGGTCGAGCCCTACCGCAATCGTGTGAAAGTAGCTTGCTATGCTATGCCCCAAGACAGCTTTGCGAGCGATGTTTACGACAAAGACTATCGGGCTCAGCAGCGCCACGCCCGCAAGGGCTACGAGCATAAGGGCGAACTCTTTAATCGAGCTGATTGAGAACACCTATTAGCTCCTCTACGCTTTGCGCCTGCATAGCTTGTACCCCAAGCCCAGCGCCTTTTTGCACATAACTTACTACTGCATCAAGAGAGTCGTTGAGTAGTTGACTATCTGTATAGTCAGAGCCTCCAAGCGCAGACATTTTGTCGAATGCGCTTTTTTGCAGTTCAGTCAAATTTGATGTGTCTGGGTTTTGTGAGGCTATGATTGAAGCAAGCAATGCGATAGCCTTTGAGTTTGCGGCACTTAGTTTTACGAAATCGCCAGTTGCTTTTTTAACTTTGTCGCCAACCCACCAATTGATAGTGTCTAAAACGACTGGCAAAAGCTCTTGCACATTATTAGGAATATTCCAAACTTCGTTGCCATTTTCGTCTATACTTCTCTCTTCGTAGTTTTGGTATATCAAATCTTGTATTTTCATTAGCTTAATCATTATTTCTCCTTATAGGACTATATTGCTTAAGATGTTGCGAGATTTACCATCCGTATCTCTAACAATTCCAACTACTAAATCATCCCAAGATAAATCTGAGCCATCTATCTTTTTGCCCAAGCTTATACCAGATACAGATAATCTCGTAGTCCCTTCTTCTATATACAAAAAAACACCATTTTTGTTAGCTCCATTACAAGAAATAGAATAATTTTGAGCATAATCTCCATAACCATTTCTGTATCGCATTTGTATATCAACCCCGTGTGGTGTATTAAAGTCTATACGAGCAAATGGGGTGTCGCCGAGTAGAACTGAAGTCCCGCTTAACTTAACAACCGATGAATGAGAACTCCGTCTTTTAATGAAGCCTTGGTAAAAACTATCTCCTTGAGAACTATCAGCCCAGTTTGCTGTTTGTATTGTACATCTATATATCTCCAATACACTATTTTGTAAAACAAAACCAGTTGTAGCATTACCGTAATTGTCTGTATAACTAATATTTTTGATCAAAGCAGATGAGCTTGGAGCACTTGATCCAGATATATATATATATTTATTGTAAAGCGTTATATCATTCTCTATATTTATTTCATTGCTTAATATTCTAATAGACCCATACCCGCCTATAGGTACACTATCAATAGCTTTTTTAATCGTCTTAAATGGACTCCCACCGCTTCCATCATTTACATCATCACCATTCACTGCGTCCACATAATAAGTCCTACTCATCGGAGGATTGTATTTCGTATCGAGATAAGCCTGCGAATACCCGCCATCTACCGCTTGGTTTTTTACCGCAATGTATTTGTCATTTATCTCTTGCCGAATCTGCTCTAAGATTGGACTCCAATTGTTTATCTCTGGGATAGTTGTACCATTCCAAAAATTCAGATATGGGTGGATCGCATCGGCAAACTCCTCGTCAGTCATCGTGGCTTTGTTTGGTATCAAATTTGGGTCGTAAGCCGTTAAAGTCGGTAAAGTCGCCATTAGATTACTCCTATCATTGTGATTTGGCTTTCGTTTTTGGCTGGGTTGTCTATCGGCAGCGGGGCGCTCTCGATATATGCGATGTTGCTCATCTCGCTAAACCTGTCGAGCTTTGTTGGAATCCACAGCACGTTTTTGCCGATTATCTCGCTAATTCTTTGCGCTACCTGGTTAAAGTCGCCAGTATCGATAAGTATCTTCGCATCGAGCACCCGCACGTTTCCGTAGCGCACCACGTTGCGAAAGCCCGTAATTTCATCGGTCTTGACCACGGATTTGTCTTGAAATTCCAAGCTCGTTCCATAGAGCGTCACGCCCATGTCTTGCGCCCTGCCGATTACAACCGTGCCTATCTCCACACTGCCGCTAAAGGTAATGCGAAGCGTGGAGGACTTGAGCCATGTAAGGTTGTCCAAGATTATCCTCGTTTTATACTTCGCATCGGCAAAGAAATACTCGCTAAAGCTCTTGCAGCCGATAGTCCTGCCGTCTATCTGCACGCTGTTTACGATGTCGCCCGTGCTGTCGTCTATCTGCTCTATCTGCACGCTCTCAAAGCGGGTGTTTACGAACGCTATCGTGGTGGCTCTCGCGAAGTCAAACTCCATTGCGACGTCCGCACCCGTTGTCTTTTCGTTTATCTGCTCGTCCACCGCCAGCATGCGGTAGCTGTTTACGAAGCCAAAGTCCACCCACTTGAGCTTGTCGGATGGCGGGAATACCCCGCTCACGCCGTCAGCCGCGCATCTGTAGATAGCTTGGAGGGCTGGGACTATTACGTAGTCGCCCGTGTTGTATGTAGCGCTTGGGCTGTAGTCTGGATAGCTCTCGTCCACCACGCCGCTTAAACTCTTTGGAATCGCGTAGCAGCGCTTGGTGTATGTAGTCCCGCTATCCGTCGCGCTTAATACACTCTCTCTCGGTACCGCGTATCTCATCCAGCCACCCTTGCTCGTGCGTCTTTTTTGGTGTTTTTATCCACGTTTGGCAAATGTCTCGCCACGATAGCTCGAAGCTCGGCGTTTTCTCTTTTTACTTCTTTGAGCTCTTTGAGAATCTCCATGAAAACGCCCCCGTTGTCTTTGTTTAGCCCAAGCCGCCTCGTGGTCGGGGCATTTACCACAAACTCCTGCCCATGCACTACGCCAGCGACAACGGATGGAGGGATGTCGCCCGTGTAGCCGCCCGTGGCGTAGCCGTGGTCTTTGATATACTGATCAATGTCCGCATAAAAGTTTGGCAAGTCCTTAACAAATTTATACTGGTCGCTCAGTCCAACTACGAAATTACCAAAATTTTGCCCACCCTCTGGGTCGAGCTGTAAGAGAGCTTTAGCGTATGTGCTGATCTCGTATGCGAGTTGTCTGTACAACGGGGCCGACTCGGCATCGAGCGTGCGAGACTTGAGCAGCTCTTCGTATTGCAAGGCGGCTTGAGCGAGTGGAGTGTAGTAGTCCGCTGCCAGCTGCCCTTCGGCGGTGGAAATATACTCTGGCGTGATCGTATAGTCGGAGAGGATGTATTGCCTCGTGGCTTCCGAAATGGACGGCATAGAGACCGCCATTTTTTTGACTACCGCCTCCAGCCGCTTCGCTTCCATCTGCCAGATGCCGTATGTGTTTCGCTCGATCCCTTGCAGCTTGCCGCTTTGATCGAAGGCGAAGGTCATATCCGTCACGCCGTCTCGGTCGAAATCGGCGAGTATCTTCATCCTGCCGTCTGCAGTCTCGATCGTATCGAGCTTGGCGATAGGTGCGAGGCGCTGCTTGACCGCTTCGATCGGATCGCCTACAACTGCTTGAAAGTCTCCCGACTTGATCGCTTGGATCTGCCCGTCACGTGTGATCTCCTCGAAGCTTTTGCCCCCGATTTTTACATCCACAAGCTCGAGCATTTTCTCTTTTTGCGCCGTCGTCTGCTCCAAAATGGCCTCGTTGCTCTCTTTAATAGCCTGCAGCTGCTCCAGCATCTGGTCGGTCGGGGATTTGAGGTCTTTGAGCTGGTTCGCCACGACCGCCATCTCGTAGCGTTTCTGCTTGCTGGAGGCAAAGAGCTTGTCGTCTATATAGTCCGCATAGCCGCTCGCTTTTTGCAGATATTCCGCATAGTCTTTGTAGTTGCCTGCCGCAAATGCGGTCTTGGCGAGATCCAAGAAGCTATGGAATAGCGCCTCACGCTCTTTTGGAGACTGCAGTGGCTTGACGAACTTGTCTATCAAAGACTGCAAAGAGCTTGATGCGTTTTGCAAAGAGCCTATCTTTTCCGAGACCGCATCGATCACTTTGCGTATGCGCTCGGCCTCTTTTTTCGCCTTTTGCTCTTCGATCCGGTCGATGTAGTCGCTCCACTTCTTGGCACTCTCCTTGACCGCCTGCCAATAGGCGTTCATCGAATTTTTTTGTGCCTCAGCAACTTCTTGCAGGCTTTTGCTATACTCTTGATTAGCCCGAGAAGCATCCTCTATCGCATTTTTAGCCTGACTCCAAAGTTCAAGCTCTTCGGGGGTAGGGGTGGCAGCCATTGCTTCCTCATAGTATTGAAGAAAATTATCTTTTGATAGGTCGGCAATATGAAGTTTTGTACGAATGTACTCAAGAGCTTCATCTGCCTGTGTTTTCTTTTGCTCAAGCAATTCTGCTTTTTTCTTCGCTCTTTCTATTGGATTTTCGATATTTTCTACTTCTGACATTGCAAAATCTTCAAGCCACTTCGTAAAATCAACTTTGACTTGAAGTATATTTTTGAAGTATTCGCTTGCTCTTTGAAGATTTTGTACATCTTCAGTTGTGATTTTATCTATATCCATCGATACAACTTTTTCAATAAAATTATCTAATGTTAAAACAAAGTCGTATCTATCCTCAAGAGATTTTTTCGCTTCATATGCTTGCTTGAGCGATGAGATTGAAAAATCTCCATGAATACCTTTTGCTTGGGCGTACATGTTTTGCAAATCTAATACAACCCCTTGCAAAACATCACGAATTTGTTTTTCAATCTTTTCAAGTTGTTTTCGTTTTTCTTCCCAAGCCTTCCAAGCGTTGCCGAGATTGCTCTCACCCATAAGAATAGTAGTCTTGAGGTCATCCGTGAAACCAATTTGATCATAAGCAGAGTCTTCATGTCCTGCAATCTCTTTAAACCCATATGTAGGGTATGCTGGATTGAAATCATGAACAAAATTTCCTTCTTCATCAAAATGATCCCCATAGTAGCTGGCAGGATTGAGCCGTACTGCATCTTGTAGAGCGAATTTCGCAAAATCTTTATAAGACCAAGAATCGATATCGACTCCCATTTTGTCCAAATACGCTTTCGCTTGTTGTCCCCAAGGAACATAACCAGGGAACCCTCCATGTTCTCGCAATTGTTCAAGCCACGCTTTTGCTGCATGTTCCTCTTTTCTTGCAATTTCAATCGTAATCCCATTGTTCGGATAATACACATCGTTAAAAAATTGGTGCTGGTTACTATATGCGTTGGCTTCCGCCGCATGGGTAAATTCTAAGGGACTAGCATACGATTTCCCAGCTGCATAGTCAGTCTCCGAAAAGGGGAACAATCCGGCTGCATTGTTTTGACCACTACTCTGCTCAACCTGCTGCTGCAGTCCAGGCAAATACGGCTGCAGCTTTGCGAAAAACTCATCTTTATCGAGAGGATTGCCACTCAAATCTGTCCAATTGTCCCCAGATTGATTTTTGGTAGTATAGAGCCAATCCGCTATAGATGTTGGGTCGGACCAGTCTACGCCAATGGTTTGTGAGAGACGATCGGCCGCTCCTGGCCCAAGAGCTTGATCCACCGCTGCTTTGATCTGATCGGTCGCTTTTGGCGCTTGGATGGTCTCTCCGTGTGCTTGAGCATGTATCGCATCTATCATCGCAAAAGCGCTCTGCGCTTTCTGTGCAAGCGTCAAAAACGCATCACCCAGCCTGTTCAGCGCATCGAGCGTCTGCGGAGTGGGATTGTTGTGGATCACGGCGTTGTAGATCTGCTCGAAATTTTCTGTCGTGATGTCGCCGAAGGATTCCACGTCCACACCGGCATCCTGGAGCGTCTCCTTGAGATCCTCGAAAGAGGTTTTCATTGTCTTGGACGCTCGCTCCACCTCGACGATCGCATTGCCGTCCAGTCCCATCTGATCCAGTTTGAAGGCTCGAAATCTGTCGTGGAGTTGCAGGACTTGGCCAAAAGCCTCTTGGATCACTTCGTCCACAGACTTTTTCTGCGACTCGGCATAGTCTTTCCAAATATTGTAGAGCCCGTAGAGTTTTTGCAGCCTCGCTTTGTCCTCTTTGAGGGCTTTTCTGACCCCCTCGTTTGGAGCTTCGGCTATGAGCTTGTCTATGTCTTTCATACGCTTTTCGTATGTACCCGCCACATACCAAAAAGCCTCCGTGCCCCAATCTTTTTCTTTGAGTACCCGTTTCGCTCCCTCTTTGAATAGCGTCTCGAATTTGCCGTCGAGGCCTACCATTTTGGCTAAAAACTCTTTGACGACGTACTCTTGGAATTTGTTTTTGTTTTTGTCTACGATGAGCTTGGCTTTGTCGAATGTGAGGATGAACTCCCTGTGTGATTTATCCAGCTCGGTGAGTAGATTTTCATACGATTTGAAGTACGCTTTGATTTGCTCGATCTCGCCAGGTTTGAGTCCTTTGAGGTCAGTTTTTGAGGATCCGTCAAACCAGCTCTTTTTCGTGCTGTGTACGAAGTCAAAAATCTGATCGAGCTGGGTGGAGTCTATTGAGTGAGTCCACATCAAGCCTTTGTTTTTTACTTTCCATCTGGCAAACATGCCGCCGATAGCAGATCCAATTGCAGATCCGATTGCCGCACCAAGAGGACCGCCGATAGAACCTATTGCCCCACCAATGGCTCCATATTCGCCCGCTCTTGTTTGTGTACCAAAAATTGCATCTCCAAGTTTCCCCATTCCATAGCCCATAGCGGCCCCAGTCAAAGCACCACCGCCGTAGTAGCCGATAGATTGTGCTGTGGTCATAGGAGTACCGCCGCCCCACCATGCTGCGTAGCCCGTAGACATACCGCCCAGGGTGCTATACCCGGCAGCCGACAATCCTGCACCATGGGATGAGAAGTAGTTCGCCAGGCTTCCTGCTGGATTTGACAAAAAAGCGGCTGCGTTCGATACGGTCCCGATACCGCTTGGCAGCCCGCTCACACTGCTCAAAGCTATCGGATTGCCGCTTGCGTCGAATGCCTGCACCTGCCCGCCAGCTATTTTGACCTGCTGGCCGAGAGCGTTTTTGAACACCCCGTCACTCACGGCTTGAAAGCCAGCTTGTGTGAGGCTTTGAGCGATCGAGACGCCGCCGGCACCTACGGGCATACCGATAGCGCCCATCAAAGCGCCAGATAGGCTGCTGGAGAGATAGCGGGCGAATGGGTTTATGATGCTGTTTAGAATGTCTCTAAAAAGAGAGCGCAAAAAGTCCTTAAAGTCGTGGAATTTACCCGTAATCGCACTAAAGAAGTTGTCATCGAATGATTTGTAAATGTTTTGCGTTGCTCTATCAAATGCGGTTTCAGTGTATTTTGCGGTCTCTTTGACCGTCTTTTTGGTGTCAGATAGTAAAAGATTCATGGAGAGTTTGTATTTTTGTGCGCTCGCCTGCCAGCCTCTTTTGATGTCTTCGAAGGTGAGCTGAGTGGCTTTGCTGGTGGCATTTACCGCACCATCGACTGCACCCTTGACCTCTTTTGTAGTTTTCTCGGTTGCTTTCTTGATGTTGGATGAAAACTTTTTGTATTGTATATCCACTTTACGTAAAAAGTTTTCAACTATCTTGTCATAGTCCTTTGTTTTCTCCAGAGAGAGATCCACAAATTCATCAAGCGCTTTTCTTACCTCCGCCCTGGCTTCTTCTGCAAGCTTATCGAAGGCTGTCTCATTTATTTTGTTGATCCATTTGGACTGCCATCTCTCTGGGAGAGCGCTATTGACCATCTTCGCAAATTTGACCATCCCTTGAATACCAGTAAAAATCCCCGACTTAAGTCCTTTCCACGCTATCTCTATAGATTTGATGGCGACCTTTACCCAATGCCAGCTTTTGGCAAATTCAGCCACGGCTTTTACGGTCTTTTTGATGCCATCTATAATAAAATTTGCCCACTTTTGGACATTTTCTTCGTTGTCTGCCAAAGTTTTGGCAAGCTCTTCGCCGACCACCCTCGTGACGGACTTAACGTAGTTATAAACCCCACTTTGCAAAACGGATATCTTAAACTTTGTCCAATTGTCACGCATGTTACTTAAGATACCCTCTAAAGTCTGCGCCCGTTTCTGTGCAGCGCCTTCAAATTTGCTGTTCCATATAGCCTCAAGTGTGGATTGGATAATCTCTTGGTTGTTTTGCACTACGATGTGCTTTACCTTACCACTCGCATTAGCCCACTGGAATGCTACTTTATCTCCCTGGTTGTAGGCCTTTATCCCAAATTCTTTTAGCCTCTCAAATTCGCCGTTAACCGCATCAGCTATGGCTTCTACAGCCTGCTCAAGAGGCTTACCCATCGCCGCTGCGGTATCTCCGAGAGTTTTCAGGAGTCCTTTTGTAGGCTCGAGGCCATAGGCTCGAAGTTTCACGAAGGATTCGGTAACTTCTGCGAGTTGATAAGGCGTTTTTTGCGTAAAATCCACAATCCACTGCATGGATTTTTGCGCCTGTTGGCTGCTGCCCTCGATAGTAGACAAAACTGCAGTAAATTTCTCGAACTCCATGCCAGTTTTGATAAAGCTACCACCCAAGGCAATAGCCGCATCGCTAAGCTGCTTTAATGCGTAAATCGCTACGCCTGCCGTTGCGAGGCCTTTAATCGTATTGGTAAATTTCTCTACGCTCGTAGCAGATTTCTTTATGGATTTCGAGAGGGACATGGCGGCTTTGTCAAGTTTGCCTAATTCGCCCTGGTAGACTTTCAACTCTCCCGTTTTGGCATCGGTCTTGATAACTAATTTAAGCTCTTTTTTGCCGCTCATTTATCCCTCTTTACGTTATTAGCCCATACCACGCCAGCTTGTACGAATATGGGCGTCCACTCTTTTACCTCGAAGTTGCTCCACTCCAGAAAGTCTTTAATGGCATCATACCTCTTGCCAACTATGCCGCCCATCCCACCATGCTCCCAAGGGATTTGCAAAAAAATGCGGGAGGCCAGCTTGTAGATTTCATTGTCAAATACAACGACTTTGGAAGCTGGATTTTCAAGGATTTGTTCAAGCTCTTCCTCGTCAAGATCCAGCTCCCCGATACCCTTCGCATTTTGCTCACACCAAAGATAGAATTTTTCTATCTCCTCTTGCGTCGCTTTCCCAGCTCTTCTTGTAGGTTGCCCACAAACTCGAAGAGGTTGCCATGCTCTTCAAGCTCCTCTATCATCTTCTCTTTTAGCTCCTCGTCTCCGATTACGTTCTCTTGCAAGATTTTAATATGCAGCGCATAGCGCTCATCGTCGTCCATCTCTGCGATCCTGGAGAACTCTTGGATCTGCTTAGTATTCATGTCACGAAATTTGAATTCCGCCTTGCTACCATCCAGAAACTCGAACTCGAATGGGAATTCGGTAAGTTTTGCGCTAAATTTTTTCACTCAACCTCCTTATTACATATATGTGATGGTAAAATCGTTGCTTGCGATAAACTCGCGTGTCGCTTCCAGTTCGTCAGTTCCGCTCTCGTTCACGTTCGTGTAGCTGAGAGTCGGCAAGTGCAAGACGAATTTGTGCCCCGCTCTATCGGTAAGCTCTATTTCGAGAGATTTTACTTGTCCGCTTAGGAGCTCAGCCCAGTAACCAATGTCGCTGCCAACTTTTTCCGTAATGGAAACTTTTGCGGTAAAGTCGCTGCGATAGAAACTCTTGTCGCTGATTGCGTAAATCTCGTTTATCTGGTTGCCCAAATCGAACGAGCAGCTTGTTACGGATAAAGTCGTACCGCTTAGCGTAACGGCCTGCATGGAGGTTACAACCAAAAGGTCGTTGTCATCAAGTGTAACGCTCGGGTTGGCTTCTTCGACTGGAGTATCACTGTACCCCTGGATATCGAAGCTTGCTTTTGCTGGCGCTCCAACCTCGAAATCGAGCTTCAGATTTGCGCTCACCCCAGTGAAGTGTCGTTTAATGCCATCCAGATACCAGATAATCTCCCCGTTTGCCAGCTCGTCAGAGTTTGGCGTATATACATAGGCGTCATTGGTGCCATCACTGTCCGTATCGACCGCGGCACCCGTCAGTCCAGCCATCTTGAACATCTCGTCTAGTTTGGGAATATTCGCACCGCCCCCGTTGGACCTCAAAAAAGCCGAGATAGTCCCGCTTACGGATAGATAATCCTTATCCACCCATGTTTTTGTAGTCCCCATTTTCCCGTCAAACTGCTTGTATTCGCCGCTCTTCGTGCTAAATGAAGGTTGAAAAGCGTCGCTTATATCTACCGCATTTGATGCTGTGGGCGTCGCTCCAACAGCAGCCAGAATGACGGAGTTTTTTACAAGTCGTTTTGCCATTTTCTCTCCTTATACTTGCGCCAAAATCGTGGCGTTCATGAAAATATAGGTAGCCTTAAGGTCCTCTTTCGTATCGACCTCGGTACCACCAAATTTGATAGGCTTGTCTTCGCGCACGTCAAGTTGGATAAGCGCCGTAATAAGCTCTTGCGTCACCTCGTCGGTGCTGGCGCGTATAGCGATTTGGAGCTCATACATAGCCGCTTCGATTGGCTCACGCTTGAATACGATCACATCGTATGAGCTAAGCGGCATTAGCTTCTCTTTTACGTATGCGATCGCCTCGCTCTCGCTTATCACTCTCATTGCGCTTTCTCCAATCTCACCTCATATGCACCAACGATGTCACGCGCGTCGGTGATTTTGTATGCGATCCCTCGCACGGTGAGTGTCGTAGCGCTCTTGTTTGCAATGTACGCGTCGAACCACTCGCCATAAGGCATCGTGAGGAAAATCTCCTCCATGCCAAACTCATTGAGTCCGTCCTCGACAAGGGCTTTGATGGTGAAAGATGTAAATGGCGTGGCGATGGTCACATTTTCGCCGAGTCTCTCGCACACGGTCGACAATCTGCTGGCCATCAAGTCGCTAAAGCTCACTTCACCCTCACCGCTATGCCATTAAGAATCATCTTTTCGGCAAGAACGGGATCGACATCGATGACCGACCCCTTTTTATACTTCTTGCCTCTATAGACTCTTTGCTCAAGAAGCTTTACTTTCATGCTCTACCCCTGATTGAGCTTTACGTTCACTGTCCCCGCAACATTCGCAGCCTTTGCAGCTACAGCTCTCCCAGCTGGCGCAAAAGGCGTTCCTGTCCCATCTCCGTTGCTATCAGATTTGAGCGTGAGCTCTCTATTTGTGTGATCAAAATAAAGCTTGTCTCCAACGCCAATACCATCTGCCGTGGCAGCGGGCATCTGGTAGACATTCTCGATAGCTAATGCAATAGTTTCACCCGCAAGCCCGCTAACAGTTGCAACCCCAATCATCCCGGTACCAAGAAGCACAACGTCTCCAACGCTCACATCCTCTGTAAGCGTATAGTCGATAGTCTTTCCGTCTTGAATCTCAATCGCTTCTTTTGCCATCATCTACTCCTTTCTAATTACGCGCCAGCGTTTTTGTAAAGGCCTCGGTAATCCTCGGCGAATAGACCAAAATCAAACACACACTCGTAACTCACATAACGAAGGGTTCGCTCTTTTTCAGCCACGATTGGACGCTTGCCCGTGCCAGATAGATACCCAACTTTAATAGTTCTTCTGTTTGCAGCCAGATACCAAGGAGTTGGATCGAGCTCAGCATCCACAATCACTTCAAGCGCCCCTCTAAATGGATTGACCACACCTGGGTTGTCCTGGCCTACGGCTGTTTCGCTCGTGATGAGCTGCCTTACTTTCGTCTCGTTTTCTGGGCCAACGAGGATGTATTTAGGATTGATATTGAGCGGCGTACCGGATGCGTCTTTTTGTCTTCGCATCTTCACTCTTGCAGCGGTCAAAGTATCGATACCTGGCGCTGCACCGCTGGTATCGACATTTTTGTGCGCGCTGTCGAAAATTGGCTTGCCATCAGCCATTTTGTAGTTGGCATATTCGCCTTTACCTTGCAGCAAGTCGTACACAAGACCATTGGCAGTGCGCTTGGCCATAAGCGCAAAATCTTGAATAATGTCCGTAAACGCATTAAGATCATCATTGATGATCATCTCTCGACTAAGTACAACCTCGTCGCCATAGCTGTAAAGCCTCCAGCTTTCAGCCTCTTCGCCAACCTCTTTTCTTTTTGGCTCTCCATATTCAGTAAGCTTTTGAAGCCTGCCAGCCATTTTTGTTCTACTAACTTCAGTTCTTGTTCTAAAATCTGGCAGCTCTGTAGATGCTGTCCACAAATTAAACGTGCCCTCTGCCTCATCAAAGGCTTGGCTTAGCACTCTATTTGCCACATTGCCAAGAAGCACTGGAAAATCGCTCGTACTCATAGCACGCTTAATCATTTCATCCCTGTCGTATCCCATATAACTGGTTACTGCACGGATAATGTCAGAAAGCTTTGCGCTCATGAACATGTGTGCATCTTGATGCGGTTTGTCAAGTTTCACGCCACTTCGCATAATCAGCGCATCGGCTGCCGCTCTTTTAACCTCTTCCTCCTTCTGAGGATTACCCACTTGCACGCCAGGCACAAATCCTGGGTTATCATCAGTAGTTTTTTTACTCAAAAGATGTCTTGCGAGATCATCTGCAGTTTTGCTTGGGTCATCCAAGAAGCGCTGCAGCTCTTCATCACTCACCAAATCTTTGTGTGCGTATGCAAGCTTTTCGATCTCGCCTCTTCTTTTAAGCTCCGCATTTTCTTTCTTAACCTCCTCCATGCTCATGCCGATTTCTTCCATAGCTCTTGCAATCTCATCGAGCTTTTTTTGGATCGTCTCGGCATCCGCGCCTTCTTTTCTCAATTCCGCCAGTTGTCTCTTCAACTCTTCGATAGGCATTTCCTCTCCTTCCTCAAATTTTCTACCAATTCCAGCAGACGGATCTGCACCTATATCCACCAAGCTAGCCTCTTGAAACTCCCACCTCGTCACCTCCACCAGGGGCACGTTCCCATCTCTCTCAGTTACCCGTACTTCAAGCTTCCTGCCTCCTACAGAAATTTCGCTAAGCGTCCCCTCCTCGACCATCCGCCAAAGCATGTCCGCATCTGGGTTGGCTTTGGAGAAAATAGCGTCAGCTCTAAGCTGCCTGTTTTCAAGCCTTACATTCTCAAGCCTGCCAATAGGCAGCTCGCCATATTTGCCGCTGCCGTGCATATAGCGAAGCTTTGCATTCGCCGCGCGGCTTAAATCCACATTCTCCTCCCCATGCAGCAGCACTTCCTCGTACACCTCGCCGCTCCACCAGTCGGTGCGCCTAATGGGAGTCTCTGTCGAAATCAAAATAGAGACTCTTCTCTCTTCAGAATTAATGTTTTTCCTGTCGATAGTAGCCCGCCGCTCTATCGGCTCTGCTATCAGTCTTTTTTCTTCCATTCTCTTAGGCATAGGCTTCCTCCGCTAATATTCCAGCTTCTTTAAGCATTTGGATCTCCTCCTTTCTTTGCGCTATCAAATCCTCGATATCCTCGCCTCTGCTACCTGCCACCTGCTTGAGTGTTGTAAGCCCAAGCTTTAACTCCTCTTCAATCGCTTTGATGTCTCTGAGAGGATCTACCCACTCTCTTTTTGGAGGTATCCATAGCGGCCTAAACTCGTCTTCGTTTTCATAAAACGCCAAAGGCGAAACGCCTTTAATGTTGCCAGCAAGCACATTGAGTTCGAGCCACTCCATAAAAATTGGCGTAAGCACGTAGGTAACTAAATGAATCTGCTCTCTTGAAAATCTTTTATGATCTTGTATGATTGAAGCTCTTGCACTTGAGAAATTCACTTGCGAATAGTCCCTGAAAGCCAGCTCGTAGCTCACTTGTCTTGCCACAGCCATGAGTCTTACTGCAGATTGCACGAATTTTTCGTGGTCGACACCATTCATATTGGCTGCAAGCAAGTGCGGTTTTTCCCCTGGAGAAAGATATTCAACGATGATGTCGTTCACTTCCTCTATCGGATCGCCATCGAGGCTCTCTTCTTGCGCTCTGAGTCTAGCTTCAAGGTCGTAAGTCTCTATCATGTAGGCTATAGTTGCTCTAGCTCTGGTGGATTTAATAAAAGCCTGCATGTAGCCGTGAAAGTTTCTCAAATCAATAATGGCTTGTTTGTACTCGCTTATACCTCTATATTGCGTGGCTCTATTGTCGATTTTGTAGTAGTGGATAATGTTTTTTGCCGGGATTTGTTTGGTTTTCATATTTGGTTGCCTAATGGCATAGGTTTTTGGGGCGCCATTGGCATCTAATACAATCCCATCTACAAACACATCGTCGATGTTTTTCAGCCTCATTGCGCTCGTAACGGATGAGTCGATCCTGTCAGCCTCGATAAGCTGCAGCGATAACTGTTTGTCTTTGTAGCGCTTTACGATAAGTATCTCGCCATCCATCATTCTTTGGCCAAGAATGAGGCGCTGCATATCGCCAAAAGAGAGCCTCTTTGTGATGTCGCAAAACTCTTTTTCGCACCATTTTTGCCAAAGCTTCTCTATACGCCCATTAAGATTTTTATCCTTGGTTTTCACCTGTAGCTTAAGCCCGTTGCCAACGGAGTTGTTCACAATGGCTTGGTCGATATTCGCCATAATGCCGTTGTTTTCGTGCAGCCATCTGGCTCTCGCTCGCAGCACATCCCTATCCAAAGAGGCGGTTGTTTCGAAATCAGCGTTGATAGAGTTGTTAAAGTCTCTGTTTTGGGTGCGCTTGCCTCCTTCATAGAAGCCTCTTTTAACGCCTCCAATACGCGCTGCTGCTCTTGCAAGCATTCTCGCCGCACCGATTCTCGCACTACGAACCAAAGACAAGCCTCTTCCTTCTTGGCAATGGCTGTGAGTTTTGGCCCGGGATATAATTGCGTCCATATTTGGCTATCTGGGCAAGGAGCTCTTTTTCTCTTTTTTGCAGCAAGGAAAAGGGGGCCATCTCCACGCTCTTGCCATCGGCACTTACATTTTGCCCTTGAAGCGCCTTAGTGATGGCTTCTTGCACTTCGTCAAGCTGTTGTCCAAGAGTCTTGCCCAACTACAATCCTTGCCTATTTTTTCAGATTGTAGTTGGATTGGGGGATTTTTTGGTATTACGAAAAAATAGCTAAATAACTTTGGGAGTTATTTTGTCTAAATAAGCAGCGAAGTTATTATGACAAAATAAGCGCGGGAGTTATTTTGATAAAATAAAACAATCTATAGAGGGGAGACAAATGAGAAAATTTCTATCTGCCGCTATGAGATGTGGGGTCTGGATGGCCGGATCTTTTTTCATTTTGGGTGTCATTATTCTTTTACTTGTCCTAATACCGGATGCAAAAGCTGAACTTGTATTGGACATTCTCAAAATAATAGGTACATTTTTTATCGCAATTTCAGTAGGTATTGCTGCTGCTCAATTTAGGTTTAATAGAAAACAAGTAGAAAAAGCAAATCTTTGGAATAAAAAACAACTAGCCATCACGCAAATGCACAATAGTAGGAAAATAATTAAACAAGCAATTGCTGATTTGCATGGGTATTTTGAAGTCTTAGAAAGAAAAAATCCATATGAGCTTTATGAAATTCATGATATTTTTGGTGTGAAACTCAATGATGGTTCTTTTGTGTTCCATTCTGAACAAACTCAAGAAGATATCAAAAAATTACCCAAACAACAGCCAGAACCAGATAAATATAGAGCTGTACAATTCAGAGAAGATGTAAATGGTAGAAAGGTTAAAGATACACTATTAATTTATTTAGGAGAGTTTGAGTATCTCTGCTCTGGCATCAATAATGATGTTTTTGATGAAAAAACGATAGAAACTCTTCTAGATAGAAGCATAGTGAGAGCATATGACTTATTCCAACATTATATTAACCACTTAAGAGATACAAGCCAACATGGAGAGAAAATATATAAAGAATTAGAAATTGTAGCCAACAAATTCAGAAATAGACTCCAAAACAAACAAGGCAGCTAATGCTGCCACCACTATACGTCAGGCCATCCTTGAATAACTACTCTCATTTTCATCTCCTTCCATACATACTAAATCAGACACCGAAGGAGGTCTCTGTATCAAACTATACACCTGCTGAACTTAAAATTTTCTTATTTTGGGCTGGAATTATACCATGAATGTTACAAAATGTGCAATTATGTATATTTCCTATGCCTTAACTCCACATTTTGCCACTGCATCTCTTTGGCGTGTCTTGCGCTGGCGTTATCGGCTACATCTTTGGCTTTGGGCAACAATTTATAGATATTTTGCAAGAAATAGTCCACACTCTCTATTCTTTTATCCATCTCATCGGCGATGAAGCGAAGCGTTTCGGCTCTTCCTTGTAGCTCCTCTTTGAGTCTTGCGTAGCTGCCAGCCAAGTCCATTAGGTTGTGCTCAAGCATAATGGCTTGATGCTTTTGTGTTTCAATTTGCTTTTTATACTCTTTGAGTACAGCTGCTCTTAGCGGTTGCACCACTTCATACTCTTTGAGTTTTTCGTTTGCTTGAATTAGCTCAAAGCGCAGGCGTTCGATCTCTTTGTTCTTTCTTGCTATCATTCCTTTATAGCCCGCTATTCGGCTATCGAATTGGTCTGCTGGGCAGTTTTTGGGTGGTTGGTTATCAATTACTGCAAGTGTTAAATCTTCTATAAAGTCCCTAAACTTTTTGGCTCTTTCACTTTTTATAAAAAAGCCAAGCCTAATAATGCCTCGTTTTGTCCACATAATTTTTGGAGTATTTCTGTAACTTCTATCGATAATATAATGCTTGCCTTCAACAAGTTCATCAGCGTGATTGTTTTTATTACTTCTTAATGTAGATTCAGAGATACCATAACCTTTTGCAACCTCTTTATTAGTTAGCAAAAAGTCAAACTGCGGATTGACAATTGGATGAAGTTCAACATCTTCAAATTTGATTTGTGGTACAATAGAAGTGTGCATTTTATCTCCCTTGACTTGGAATTAGTCAAGGGAGCTTTTAGTTAGTGAGAGTGTTTGCCTTTGTATTTTAGATTTAGATAAATCGCCACTATTGCCAAAGCGGTAGAAATAATTGCAAGAATAATATTACCTTCCATCTAATCTCCTTTTTAGCCGATTGAAACCATACATTGCGACAATTGTCGTCACTACAATGGTTACATTGGCTATATCTATATCTCCTTGCATTATACCATAGCTTCCGTTGACAAATAAGCCAAGAGCTATGTTGTGCAATGTCTCAATAAGCGCTTTCATCGTTAGCCTATCCTCTCACTAACTTGTAGCTCCCTTGACTGTTAAAGAACAAATAGTTTAGATAACTAAACTATATTTGAAATTATAATTAATATTCTAAATATTGTCAAGGGTATTATTTACTTTACTAAACAATATATTTCTATTGCTTTAGCTGTCTAAATTTTGGACATCTAAATATTTATGAATAATTCTATGTGCTTTAACTATCTCTTTCAAATCTTTTTTAAGTTTATGATTTTCTAACAATAGTTCTAAAGTTTTCTCAGCCATTTTTGGAGTTTCAATATTCCATTGAGATACAGCAGATGGATTTACTCCTAACATTTCCGCCAGCTCCTTTTGCGTAATGCCCAGCTCTTTGCATACCTTTTTCACTATGTTGTCTCTCATTTCAACCCCTTTCACATACCACTTGCTAATTTCATAGTAAAATCAATCACCACATCGCTGAGCTTGTCAAAAAGCTTTTGTGTCAATGCAGTTTGCATTTGCTCTTGCATTTTATCACCAAGACTCTGTTTCTCCTCTATTGTCTTTGGAGGTGATTTCAGTATGGTTAAGCCTTTCGCCGTAAGCCTCACACATTGAAAAAAGGGATAAGGATCGTGTGGCATAGTGAACGGCTCTCTTTGTGTCGGCTTTTCAAACTTTAAAAAATCGTTCTCTTCAAGCCAAAAGAGCGTTTCACTAATTACGAGTCTTTTTGTAAGATCTTCTTCTTTGAGTGAAGCAAAAGGCTCTTTTTGCACTTCTTCGTAAATGTTGATATCTATGCAAATAGGAAAATTTTCATACAAAACATTTGCAAAGTGAACCACTGCAATATCAAAAAGTTCGATGTTTTTCATTGCTCACCCTTTCTCTCTTTCAGTCGATTAATCATTCTTAATATCTCTTCAGATTTTTTATCTCCAATTCCATGTATTTTCATGAGATCTTTCTTTGTCAGCTTCAATAGTTTGTCCAAGGTATCATATCCAGCACTTACCAACTCTTGCGCATAAGGGATATGGTATTTTTCAAGTTCATCCACAGCTTGTGAAAAAGCCAATTGATCAAGATAAACATCATACGGCTCCATATCATCATATTCATCCAATTCAAGCTCTTCTTGCAAGTATTTGCTTTTTTGAACCAGCTCGTTAAATTGTTTCTTTCTCTCCTCTTCCGATAGCTCTTCGCTTTCTAATATTTTTCTTATCTTCTTCAAATCTTGTAGCTTTGCTTTTGGACACTCTTCAAATATTTGCTGAGCATATTCCTCTTTAAGCTCATCGTTATCGTAAGTAATCGCATCTTCAAGCGTGATTTCATCATAACACTCTTTATATTCATCTGGGATTTGCTCATATTGCTTCGGAGCGATAAGCTTTCCTATGGTATTCAGAACTTCCAAAGGCATATCGACGGAACACTCACAAAAATCTGCAAAGTAATACCTATAAGTTTTTTGCATAGCCATATCGTATGCCATTTGCAATATTTCATATTTTTCGTGAGACTTCAATACTCCATAAGAGTTTTCATCTTCATACTCGTCAATCTTTTCCTCTAAGTTATCAATTCTCTCTTGCAAAGACTCCAAACCTTTAGGTGTTTTAATTTTTTCAGCGATTCGTTTTGCTTCCTCTTTTTTTTCCTCTTCGCTCATTGGAGTGAATGTTTTCTGATTGGTAGTTTTGCTATTAGACGAAATTCCAAACTTTTTCATGGTTCTTTTTACTTTCTTGGTAGTTTTGTCGATAAAAACATAAACATACACGCCAAAGATGATTAGAATCGTGATACCTATAAGATTTTCCATATTCGATCCTTTATGAGTAAAATTTCTCATATTTTACTCAACCTTCTCTTTTACTATCATTGTATGCCATGCTTCTACATTTTTTGTAACAATCTCTCTAATAATTTCAGATTTTGTTTTATTTAGTCTCTTAGCAAGCTCCTCGATTTTTATTATCGTATCGATATCGAACCTAATCGAGTTTACACACTTTGCCTCGTATGTAGGTCTTCTTCCGCTATTCATGTTTCCAGCCATGCACCGCCTTTAAATAATATCTTCCATCATTTCGCTTCTTCTACGCTTTTTTCTTCTTGGCTTTTTTTGCTCTACGATAGCGTTGCCAAACTTAATGTCTTTGCCGCTAATTTTGGAGATGTCTATGCCAGCAAGCATCAGCGCAGCAGTCGCATACACCCTGCAGTCAAGCGCCTCGTTTCGCTCCCGCTTTTTCTCCCAACTGCCATCTTGTTTTCTTCGCTCTGCTGTAAGCTGCTTGAAGTACTCGCTATTGTATGCAGGCTTTTTAGGAAAGTGCATATAGTTTGGTCCTGGAGTTGTTGTCATAATTTTGGCATAGACGTCGTTTTTTATCTCGTTTACGCCTATGCGAAAGATGTTCATTTTGTATTTAGATTTTGAAGAGCGCACGGGCACGGCTGGAGTATTGGCGTTTTTTGAACCAAATACCGCAAAAATGCGCCTTGTAAGCTTGCCTCTGCAAAACTCGTCAATATACTTGGAACGATGTCCTCCTCTGTCTATTGCAGTAGCGTAAATTTTAAGCCTTCCACCGCCTTCTAC